TGTAGTATTTGGGTGAATAGTCACCTTCCCAAGTCAAAGAGATAAGTGTTGCGGGGAGAGGTGAATTAGATTTGATTGATAAGCTAAAGTTATCATTCTTTTCATACACAGGTACAGTGCCGGTAAACTCATCTTCCACTTGCACATCAGCAATTAAGTACTGGTTATATGTGCTAGAAGTGAAGTCATCTACATAATCAACCTTACCAGTTCTTTTCACAACTGTTTCATACTGACCAAGACGACCAAACGAAGGTTTAATGCGATGAACAACTAGGCTTCCACGCTCTTCGTTAACAGTACGTTCGCCAGAAACCTTCTGCACAAAGAACCTAGGAAAGTCAATCTGCATGGTGTATGCATACCCAAAGGTCAATGAGGTCTCGTTACCAGGAACGGTCACAGTTGTACCGCTAGATGGAACATCAACATCAAGAACGATGAGACCGTCAGCACCAGGCTTAACAGCTACAAGGTTTACAGACTTATCTGTGATACTACTAATCCAGCTCAAGTTAAAACTAGTTTTCCTTGTGGTGGTGTTATAAGTACCACCAGTATCAGCGACGTAGTTATCGAGATGGACTATGTACTCCTCGCTGTTCTCAGTAAACGTAGTGTCATCATCTCTAATCATATTGATCTTCTGTAAGAAGTTCTGATCATCAACAAAGATGTACGTGTCATCCACACAGCAGTGATATACAACAGGCCGTGTGTGCTTCCAACGGAACCAAGAAGACTGAACCTGTCTGTCAGCCACGTTGAAGTACTTGTAGCCAAATACCTCAGCACTGTTCTTTTTACCAAAAAAGATAGTGGTGTTCTCACGTGAGTCTGCAAGTAGGTCAATATCCTTACTTAAGGTATTTGCTACAACTTTGCTTAGCTCATTAACGTTGGGCTCACCCTCACGTGCCACGTTTGACATGACAAAAAATCGGGTATGAGCACCTGCATTATCTAAGAAACCAGCCACAGTGCCAAGAGATATTGGTGGTACAGCAGTGTTGTAGTTGTAAGTACTGATGCTACTAAGACGTGCAGTATCAGGGTTCAAAATATCTGAATCTGTAGCAAGCATGAATTGTTGGTTTGCTGCAAATACAATCAGACCAGTGTTTACCTCAAGAGCATCAAATAAGATAGCAGGATACTTAGAAGAACAACTAATGTCGATGGGGTCAGTGCCTGAAACTGTAAGAGCAGTATTGACAAAGAAGTTTCCCAGGTCACCTGGTTGGGATAGAATGACATTCTCATCACTTAAGAAAGCAAGACGGTTACGGAAGAACACAACCTTGTTTATCGTCTTTCCGATAAAACTAGGTTCAGGATTTGTATTGTTATCACCAACAGTACGCAGTGCATAACCAAAACGCTTGACAATAAATTGACCATTACCTTGGCGTTGGATAACAAGAGGCACAGTCAAAGGATTAATGGTGTCAGTAATCCCAGGCTCAGCACATTCGACCCAACTACCAGGACCAGATCCACCACCGTTGCCCTCAAAGCGCAAGTAGTAGTCGTCATCAGTAGAGCTGCTGTTAGACACCTTGACGATGTACCCGTGCTTGCACTGGAACGGCAGACCAGTCACGTCGTTCACCTGGTCGGTGATAACGCTCATTAGGTCAGTGTTCTGTGCTTCGACAGTAAAGTTGACTGTGTCGCTGTAGAAGTAAATCCCGTTACCAATAACCTCAAAGTTGATGTTGGTTCCAGATAGCTCAGAGGTGATACCACCAAGGATGCTGTCAGGAGTGACATTCGTCTGCTGGTCAAATGGTGTTGGGTCAGGACGTACAGCTTTGATTGATGCACGTACTTGGACGGTTTCAACCTTTTCAATGTCAATCGGATAATCCTTACCTTCCATCGTCACTGTGCCTGCACTACCAACAGCCCAACCTTCTCCACCGTGAAGTAGATCAAGCCTTTGGCTATAGGTACAGGTGTAGTCATCAGCTTCAGGTGAGGAGTCGGCATTACCAGGAACAAGTCCCTGTTGACCTGTCGCTGTTAGTCGGAATACAAGGTTGGTTGCACCAGTTTGTACTAAAGCAGTTCCATTTACTGTGAATACTTTTGTACCTATATATGGACAGTGACCGTTGTGACCAGTGAACGCTGTGTAACCCTGACCAGTTGGGTTTGCAGCAACCTGTGTTGCAGTAGAGATAGTAGTAGTAGAACTTGACGTCGGGTCATGAATGTTCAGACCATATTGACGCCCGTTCTGAGTACGCTTTAGCTCAATAAAAGCTGAGTAAGTGTGAGGTTTTTCGTCAGTCTTTGATACGGATGTTGGCTGCATAGCAGCAGTCACATTCCGATTGACAACAAATGTGCTGTCATTGATGGTCGTGAACTGTAAGGTTTCAGTTCCAATAGTGCCGTTAGAGAGGTAGCTCTGTAGGTTCGATTGCTGACCACTTTCGTAGTTAACAGTGATGGCATTACCGGTATCGGCATCCCACATATTCACTGAACCGTTGGACTGGACCTGGCCGAGATAACTACCTTCGGTTTCATCTCTGTAGTAATGGAACCACACACCTGTGGACGTTGCACCAGACAGTGCTGACGTACCTACACGCATAGCTCCAGGTCGTTTGTACAAGCCTTTGTTGAGATCAGGTATGCAGTTCAGTGCATCTTTAACTTGACCCTGACCCATCTGGCTGTCAGGCACCTTAGAGATACCACCAAAGTAGTTAGGAATAGTTTGAGTAATACTTGGCATCAGCGACGCAATCCACGGAATGGTTCATAGGCTTGGTAGCCCTGGTCATGTCCCATGCCGAGGAAGTTGTGGTCACCCTGATTGCACTCGTACTCAGTGACGATTGCTCGGGCGTAGCCTTCCTGCTGGCCTAGGAGTTGGACAAGCGTCGGGTTCGACACAAGCTGCGTAGCTGCACGGACAGAAGCCTTAGCAACAATCAGACGCTTGAAAGGTTGAGGTAGATCCTCAAAGGGAAATAACCACACGACGTTCATGTCAAGTGGTTTGTCAAACTCATATGTATGGTTGACTTTGTTGTAGAGCTTGCCGTCACGTTTGACGACATCAGTACTTCGAAACACTTCTTCCTTACACACATCCATACGTAAGACGTTGTTAGGAATGCTGATGTTTTTGTTAGTGTCAGGTGTGAATGGGTAGTGGTCTTCACGGTTGTAGACCCAACCCTCACTCTGCACTTCAACGTTGCTTTCTTTGAGGAGGTTGTAGATGAACTCAATCTCAGGATTAGTGAAGTTGAGGTTAGTTACTGGAGACTGACCGATACTCCCCAAGATTGAATTTACTGCGGATAGTTCGGTATCGAGATCAATAGTTGTAGGAGTAGTCATAGTTAAAAAAAAGGGCTCCCGAAGGAACCCTTGTATGAGATAAATATCAGAATGCAGAAGGTGCAGTAGCGCCTACATACAGCTCAACAGCAGCAGCAGGGTTCAGGTAGTCAGCGCCCATAGCCAAACGGCCAAGGATCACGTCGCCCTGATACACAACAGACACGTCGCCGGAAGTCACCTGGACCTGTGGTCCGATGGTCTCAACAACGCCAGCGGCTTCCTTCTGGAAAATGATGCCGCAGGACTTAGCGCCCAGCTCAGCAGCAGTTCCGTAGTCGTTGTTGATGCCGGTGGTAGCGCCAGAGGCGTTCTCAGCAGCAACTCCGATGAAGTCACCAGTGTTACCAGGATCAGTGACACCAGAGGTGCCGCCGTACTTGGTGCCGTACTTGCCAAGGAACGGGATGTTCATTGACTTGTAGATCTTGATGCCAGCAATCTCAACGATGCCTTGGCCGCTTTGACGAGAGGAGCCCTGCTCGTCGCGGTTGATCAAACCGTTCTCACCCACTTGCTGGATGAGTGCGTAGTACTGACGTGGGTTCAGTACACCAACACGTCCATCTTGGCTGATGCCTTTTTCGTCCATCGCAGCAGCGGCGTCGTAGAAGGAATCAACAAGAGCAGTTGCAGAGTATGCATCGGACTCGTTAGTAGAAGAGCCAACGCGGACCTGAGTACCACCGGGTTCAACAAAGTTAGTCTTCGTGATAGGTGATGCAGCACGTGCACCACGGGTGACAGCACGGAAGATCAAACGGTCATACTTCTCAGCAAGTGCATAGCCGATCTTCTTAGAGATCTCGCCACGCAATTCATAGTGAGCAAGAGTTTCGTCAAGCTCGTACACGAAGGCAGAGCTGATCAGAAGGTCATCAACAGTGATGGTCTTCTCGGCCACTGGAGGTGCACCATCGCCGTTGCCAAGGATGGCATTACCAGGCGTGTGGTACTCAGCCGTGGTGCGACCGGTGTAGATGAACTGCAAAGACTTGCCGTTCTTAAGTGTGCGCTTCATAACGAGATCGCGAGCGATAGCGTTATTCTCGAAGCCTTTGAACATTTCTCCACTGAACAACTTCAGATAGAGAGCGCGGGCGTCACCCGCACTATTAGCCTGACCAGGCCGTGTAAGGTTAGTGGTCAGCGTAGAACTTTGATGTGCCATTTTTTAGCAGTTTTAAAATAGAGTATTGATGAATCTTCGTACGTACAAATAGTTTTGTGGTCTTTTCCCACCGTCATGACGGCAAAGGGTATCCGGCTTACCGGGCCAATGCCAATTGCTAAGGGAGGATTTGCACCTCCCAATTACAGAACTACTTAGCGGCTTTTAAGGTAAGCCACACCGCGATAGACAAGCTTCTGCTCTTTGGCAGCTTGAGCTTGCTCACGCACACGCTGACGTAATTCAACGTTTGGCATAATATCCTCCATAAGAGAACTGAGGGACCCCGTTCCATGTCACCTCATGTCATGCGTCGTTTACCGAGATTGGTATCTTGTCCTGATCGACGGTATTCGATGAACGGACGATTAGTTATTTCTTAGCACGTAGTTTCTTGATAGCTTCCTCAGTCTTTTTACGA